GGCGCTTCCCACAAATTCATGTAGTTATTAAAGTGACTCAGGTCTTTTGATATATCATGATCTATTTGTACATTTTCATCTGCAACACTTACAAGCGTGATATCTTGTGAAGCTACCGTGTTAGATATTAAATCTATGCACTTATAGACGTATAAAATATATTGGTCGAAGAAGTTGTCTTGGTCTCTGCTCTCTATTAATCCTTGGAACGTCGTGTTCCTTGTAAAGTTGGTCACTACAAACCCTGGATCCTTTGTATGGATCGAAGAAGTAGCGCCCTTACGGAAGATGTCAAATAATCCCATGGATGCAAACTAATTGTATGTAAACGTTTACAGCCTGTGTTATATCCACTCCAGTATAAACTCATTTTCGTTTTGAAGCAAATAATTAGCTAATGCATAACTAATTACAATATCATCGTGGAAACCTGAGGGTGCATTGTATCTAATATTCCCACTAGGTGTAATGTCATACCCAAACACCTCAAGCTCTGCGATAGCCACTGGATCGTTAGGAAAATAAAAGTTCCCGTTATCCATAGCAATACTGAGCCCTTGAATAAGCTCGTTCTTACTCTTGTTTGTAAATTTATAGCCTTCAACTGGTATACCCGCATTTCGTAAGTCATCAAATATAGGATCCCCTACCCCCGTGCTATCTATAACGAGTGTTGGCTCTCCCCTCTCTCTCCATGAGCTTACTATCCTATTCTTTTGAAAGCCCCAATCTAGCTCGTTAAATCTGTCGAAATCTATCACCTGCTTATGTTCTCTATTCACGAATGTAATTACCGTGTAGTCTGAGTGCTTTGCAAGATCTACTGCCATAATATCTGTACGTAATCCCTCCTGAGGATCTCTGGTACTTTCTGCAATATGCCTAAACACAGCACCCGCATCATCGACATACTCCCCTAATACGTTCTGCCTATATATAGCTTCAGGCAGGTTCTTCTTAGCTAATGCTTCTTGCTCTTCTGTCTTAAGTGGTGTGTCCTGCCATGTGAATCTATAACTGATCCAGTCTCCTTCTCCTGATTGACCTCTTTGAAATAGTTGGTGAAATAGGTTCTTACCCTTGGGTGTTCCTATAATCTTGCCATGGCCATTTTCTACCATGGGATAAATTGAGTCTTGCCAAAGCATAGGCTTCTTTAGGATAATACCTGCTTCATTAAGCACATAATGGGAGTAGTTCTGTCCTTCAAGGTTCTCTGGCTTCTGAGAGCTTCGTAGGTCTATGTATGATCCTGTGGGGAACTCAAAGTATCCCTTGCGTTCGTTATAGTAGCATTCGTTATACAAGTCACCTAACACAGGTTTAAATACACGCTTTATATATGCATCTAAATTAGATTGCGTAGTGTCTACCCATAGCCCTCTGGCATTACGATTCATCAACATCATCTCTAGCATCCAAATAGCAGCGTTGTATGTCTTACCTACTTGCCTACCTGCTGCGATGACTGTGTGACGTTTGTCGTTATAGAGAGCATCATGAATAAAGCCAAGTACATTTAGATTAACTTGATACTTCATCTGAAGGTTTGTCGTTCTTTATACTCCTAGTTATGTTGATATTTAATCCACCCTCGTTCTTTACTTCAGCTCTAGATAGCTTAGGTTTTACGTATTCAACAAGCTGTATCCAGGTTGCTAAAAACTTTTCATCATTTAGATTGTCTACAATTTGAAGAAGCCTGTCAGCTCTCTCATCAACAATCGCTTTAATTGCCTCTGCAGCTGCTATCTTCTTTGCATGAGTGGCCCCCTTAGGTTTACCAGGGTTACCTTTACCAAATTGTCCATTAGCTTTTCTCATCCCGAATTAATTCCGTATTAACGGTTATTCAAAATAAATAAGTCCCGTACCAGTGCCATGTCCCAAATGGGTTATGTCTTCTTTAGGCATATCTAGGTTTACCCACCATGGGCCGATACCTATATGCATAGCTCTGATATCATCTGCAATAACTATACCTTTATAATTAGCCTCTTGCAATAGTTTGATAAATCTATCTTCTTGGATACCGTCATGAGGGTCTATATCCAAGCTTATTATCTTAGCCTTGATAATCTCGCCTATATCTTCATTACAATCTTTAAGTCTAAAGTCTATGTTTGGGATATCTTTAACTTGATCTACTCGTTGGTCTTCTATGTCGTAGCTTATTACAGTTACATCTGGGTTAGAAGATAATGCTAATCCAGACATACCTCTATAAGCTCCTAAGTCTGCTATGATATCTCCTTTATCTAGGTTGTCTGATATCCATTTAAAAAGCATATAGTGGTTTTCTCCTGGAAATTCAAAGAAGAAGTCATAGGTATGTTCTACTCCTTTAAGTATTTCTCGTTCTCTGTCAAAGTTTTGGTTTAGTAATTCGTGTTTTTCTGGTAGCTTCATAATAATGTCTTAACCTGTTTAAATGTGTAGTTATTAAATGGGCAGGTATAATTAAATTCTCTAGCGTATTCTTGATCTAGAATTACCTTCCAATCCATATCATTTTGATGAGCGAATGTTTGTATCTTTTTATACATAGATTCTTTAGGTTTAGCCCATGAATAATGGTGGAATAAAACATGACCGTCTAGAGTTTCCCAATGGATATAACTATCAGAGAGGCTGTCTCTATCTTTAGCAAAGGTTTGGTAAAACCCTAAACGATCGATTGTTTTTCTAGAAACTAATACTACACTATCCTCTACCTCATCTGCTCTGTATATAGGTTCTCTGTAATACCAGTAATTAGCGAATTTATGATCCGTATCTCCGTCGTATGTTTTTAACCACTGTGCAACTAGCTCTCCTTCAGGTAGCTCATCTGAATCTATAAAAAAGTAGGCATCATAGTATTTTGCCATCTTAAATCCTTTTTCTCGTGCATAATCATGCATATACCATAGATCGCCTTCAGGTAATTCAGTAATCAGATGATCCACCCCTAGGTCTAAGTATAAATCTTCATCGGCTGTGCCATCAAAAAACGTTGCATATGAGACTACATAGACATCACTGAATTTATCAGCTTCTTCTACTATTCTTCTGATAGCGAAGTTGTCCATTGAACTATATTGTATGATTGTTGCTACGTTCATTTAAATCGAATATCTGTAGGTAAATGATCTGGAACACCCTTATGTTTTTTCTTGTAATATTCAAGATTCTTCTGCATAAATGTTGCATACTCCTTGCTAAGTTCTTTGTCGTTTTGCACCGTACCTTGGCCGTAATGCCAGAACGATGCATCCTCTCTTCTCATAGGCATATACCCTTGTGCTTTTGCTCGCTCTAAGTAATCATCATCTTCAAAATAAGCAGGTTTAAAATTCTCATCAAAGTAACCTACGTCCTCAAACATTTTCTTACTAATCATGTAGCATGAAAAAGATCCGTCACCGTGCTTTACAGGGATGTAAGAGGTCGAAATAAGCGGAGTATGCATAGACATGACGTCTTTGGTATACGTTGCTGCAATAATGCCTGTAACATCCTCTCCCTCATGACGTGCCATCTGGTCAAACCCTTCCCGTAGCTTCACATCCAAATTACCTGTAAACATTACATCCAGATTACTTACTAAAACGTAGTCGTATGTTTTAAATAAAAGCTCTAACCCTGTATTCCATGCCTTAGCTAGGCAGTTTTCATCATTTTCAATATAACCATCGTTATAATCCATCAAAGCTAGTTTGGCATCGTTATTATTTACTATTGCAAGCCTTTGTATATCGTCGGGCATGGTCTCATAGCTTTTGATCGCCATGTTTTTATGTTCCTTACTAGTCAAGTAAGCAACCGTTAATATTGCGTAGTCTTTAGACATATTGTTCCCACTTAATTGTGGGTGATAACCAATTAGATTCCCCATGAGTACTAAGTCCTGGTACCACACTGGCAAGCCTAGTTTTCGATGGGTTTATTGACTTAAACATATAATGATCATTAGGAACCTTACCTGCAATAAATCGCTTCATCGTAGGATAATTCAAATACAATGTTTGATGCCTAACAGCAAATGTCATTGTCGTGCTTTCTACTAATCTCCAAATATAATCTTTTGTATGAAAAGGTTGTGACCATTGCATATATTTATCTGGATGGTCATATAACGTTACAAAATCAACACGATCTAATCCCTGCTTGATTGCATCTACAACATCTCCCCTATGTATATAGTCATCCTCCACAAAGTAGAGTATGTCGTCTTTACCATAGGTATCTAATGCAAATTGTATTATGTGAGATAGGGAACCTGCGTTGCTGCCTTCGCTAATGTCATGATAATGATCAGCGTATTCTTTTGCTATAGGTTTTGATTCTTTAAGATTATCTCCAAATACATGAAGTTTCCCTGTGAAATGTTTTCTAAAGTTGCGTAGACAATTCTCATTGGTTACATATTCTGGTTTAATTTTATCCAAAATACTATTGTCTTCCTTCTGCTTCTTCTCTGATATACGATAAAAAGCAATTACCTCAGAATCTCGCTCCATTGGTTTTTAATTACATCTAGGTTAAATGTTTCTAGTACGAATTTTCTCCCTGCTTTGGCTTTCTCTTTGGCTTCGTCGTAATTGTCCTTGATGTGTTGTAACGTCTCAGCAAATTTAACTTCGTCCACGATCTTCCATGGGGTTGAATACTGACCATATACAAATACCCAGTCACTAGTTGGAACTATGTAACCATAATCAGTTAGGAACTCTGGGAAAGTAGTATTATCAGGAGCTATCATAGGCCGCTCAGTAAGCAATGCTTCTAATGTACTAAATCCGAACCCTTCACCTGTTGAGGTAGACGCTACCACATCGAATGATTGATATATTTTATTAAGCTGTTCCTGGCTAACCCCCGTAGTTTCATTAAAGTTAGGTGGGAACATAATGGTCTCCATATCCCATCGCATTACATCACCAACCATCGCTAAATCAACACCCTCGTATGTCTGCCTATTCCCATGCATGTACAACTTAGATTCATTATCTTTTTTATTAAATTCATTAAATGCGTTTATAAGTCTTACAGGATCTTTTCTTGCGAACACCCGATTCACGCTACCTACAATAAATTCTTTATTTGATTTCTTACCAAAAGCTTCTTTCCTAAACTGTCTAATTTCTGTCCGTTTAAGCAGTGGGAATTCATCAGCATCTAGAGCGTGATAAATACTCGTTATTTCACGGTTCAATCCTTGTTGTTCTAAACGCTCAGCACCAAACTTGGCGGTTGTAACCAGATAATCTGGTAGGTGGAAATACGTAAGCTCACGGACGCCATAATTATAGCGATCTACATTCATGTAATGGATCCATTTAAACCCATCCCTAATAGACATCTTCTTTATAGCTTCCGCTGCAGGAAATACCCTGTCGAAATCTATAAATGTCATAACGTAATCAGGTTTGACTTGGTCTATAAATTGGGGGAACTGAGAAGCTTGATACATATCACCATTAACCATATTAGGTGTGACCATACTAGCTGGTTTGGGGAAGTTTTCAGAATCAGGCATGATTGCAATCTTTTGATTTTTCTGGATTACAAATTCACCATGATTGATGGCCCACATATGCCACTCATACTCAGGAAACATTTTTAGAAAGTATCGAACTTGTCTAGCTAATCCTGTAGTTGCATAAGGGGAGTCTGAAAATAGGACAATCTTTTTCTTTGCCATACTGCCTGTTTAATTACTACAGTTTACAGGATATAACCATTGATTTCCACTATTTCTTCACATTACGGGACAAGGATTCGAACCTCGATTGGTAGCTCCAAAAACTACCGTCCTACCATTAGACGACCCCGTATCACCTGCAGCTTCGGAACCTACAGGAGAGTCTAACTCTGCTGTGTAATTATACCAAATACGGGCCGGGGCGTGGGATTCGAACCCACATTCTCGATATTACGCTCATGACCCCCTAACCCTACTACGCTCCTAGGATGACCGTTTTCGGTGGTAGTCCTCCTGTCAATGGCTTATCGAAGTGTTCCCATATGCAGCTCAATTGGTAGCTAACCCAACGATATCTCCGTCTAGTCACTAGCCCCGGCATTATAAAAAAAGCCCCGATCAAACGAGGCTTTACTCTGTTCGCTAGATCATGCACGATCATTTGAACCAGAAGTCTTATACCAGTATACAGCACAAAACCCACCGATTAAAGTGGGTTCTGCAATACTTTTTACTACTGTGTAGCACGTTATTTTATCACGAAAAGATTCCATTTGATATCGTCATGCTTTTAGTATATTTTGACGTAGGTGAGTTAATTTCTAATACACATACATGGGAGGGTACTCTGAAATACTCACCGGTACTTCTACAGATGCCCTCCTGTGTGTGTATATTAATTATTATCGGTGAGTTATGGCAAACAGGAGAATGTTTAGTAAAGACATCATAGAACTTGATGACTTCTACGACATGCCCCACACTGCGCAATTACTTTATTTTTACCTCGGGATGTATGCCGACGATGACGGCTTTGTTTCTCCAAAAAGAATTATCAAATTAGGAGACTTTAAAGAGGATGATTTAAAAATTCTAGTAGCAAAAAATTTCGTAATTCTTTTCGAAAAAGGGGTGCTAGTTATCACTCATTGGAAACAAAACAACTACATCCAGAGCGATCGTTACCGTGAGACTTTCCACAAAAAAGAGAAGGCTTTGATAACACAGACAGCAGGAGGGATCTACGCTTTGGATACAGCATGTATACAGAATGTATCCAAGCCGGATACGCAGGTTAGGTTAGGTAAGGTTAGGTTAGGTAAGGAGAGAGAGAACAAAAAAAGCAACACACGCGCAAAAAAAATAAATTACGAAACCATTCTAAACAGCAAGAATCTTTTTGGGTTTAGAATCACAAATGCGTTGATTGAAAAATATGAAGAAAAAGTTTTAAGCTGGTCACAATCCAAAGGGAAAGTTGTGAAGGATATAACCGCAACCATCCGAAACTGGTTAATCAAAGATGCTGAAGCTGGCAGAATCGACAAGGTTGCGTTCCGAGAAGAGTTCGAAAGATTACGAGATATCGAGATTAAAAAAGCAAAAGAGATGCGTTAACATCTCTTCGCAATAGATTTACTTTTTACTGAAAACCTATGAACCTATACGATATTAGCACAAAACTAGTCTTCCAAAAAGGCTGGTCTGTGATCCCTACTGATCCGAAAACAAAGAAGCCGTTAATCCCATGGAAAACTTACCAGGAGAGGTACCCGCTCTTAGAGGAGCTAGAAGGCTGGTTTTTGGACAAGACCCCCGAAATGGTATCTTTAGCCGTGGTGACGGGTAAACTCTCAAATATCGCCGTCTTAGACTCCGACAACGGTACAGAATACCCCCTTGGTCTAGATTCTGAATTAAAATCAAAAACAGGGAGAGGTTACCATTTGTTTTATACGTTTCACGAGGGTGTTCGAAACACGGTGAAAATTAAAGGCCAAGAATTCGATATTCGAGGTGAAGGTGGATACGCGATAATTCCACCATCAATCCACCCGAGCGGAGTCAAATATCAATGGGTCAAACGTGGCGAACCAGGAGAGTTCCCACAGGAGCTCATACAAGAAAATGACTCACAACGTTTTGATTGGAAATCCGCATTTGATACGAGCAGCGGAAGCAGGAATAACACACTGTACAAAGGCGCATGCTCTCTTTTTGCTAAAGGGTTTCAAAGGGAAGAAGTTATGCAATTTATGAAAGCTATGAACGCAACATTTAAACCTCCTATTGGAGAAGATGAGTTGCAGAAAACGTTAGAGAGTGCATCAAGGCATGAGCAGAAAAAGGAGGTTCCTAAAATAGCAACACCTCGCAAGATTTCATCACTGACTGATGAGTGGTTGGAGATGCGTAAAGAAGAAGAAATGGCACCTTCTACAGGCTTCCCTAGCTTGGACAATATTATTAACGGATTCATCCCACGGCACCTATATACTCTGACCGCGGAGACCAATAGTGGTAAGACTCAGCTTGCAATTAACTTTGCGGTTGCATTGGCGAAGCAAAAAAAGAAAGTAGCATTTATAGCACTGGAACCTGATATAAATATTATTACAGGAATTAAAGCTTGCATAGCTGATACAAGCTATAAGAACGCTCCCATTGATGTGACGTCTGATTACATTGATATATTCCTACAAAAGGATATTCCTACATATGAGGTGCTTGAAGCTACAATGACTGAGCTAGCAAAGGAATATGCGTTAATCATTGTTGACCATATAGGCTACTTTGCTACAGGAGAAAACACCGTGTCGGTTCAGGCAGATTTACTTAAGAAATTAGCAACATTGTCAAAGACTGCTCAAAGTGCTTTTTTAATCATTGCCCACCCGAAGAAGAGACAAGGTAGCGGCAAGCTAACCATGAACGATATATCTGGTAGCGCTGCTTTCAAGCAGGACTCAACTGAAGTGCTTTTACTAAACAGGGAAAGACTTAATCCAGAAGATGAATACGATGAGACTATGGCGCCTACAGCATTTTTAGTTGTTGCTAAAAAGAAGGTAACCAACAACTCGAAAGCTACATATGTCAGGATCGGTTTTAGTGATAAATCTGTTAGAATTATTGACCTAGATTGCACTGACAATTCTAAAAAAGTAGAGAAATATATTTAATTATTATTTAAAGTTTGAATGGATAAAAGCAGTTTGACAAGAGAGGAGGTATTAGTAATTTGTGAGGGGATAGAGCTACGCATGGAACGGTTAGCAGAACTATTGCTAAAAAGCCGCGTGGAGTATATAGATTTCTTTATTGAACATATAATACCCGCAATCAACATATACAAGAAAGCAAATGAGCTACTAGACCAATACGACAATAATTAATATTTATTACAGCTAGAACATGGAAAATAACAAGAAACATTACATAGGATCAGGGAAACAAGTAGACAATTATGACCTTATTAATTTATCAATCAACCTTTCAAAAATTCGTAAAGAAGATATTAACGAATTTAATGGAAGCAAATACCTAAAACTAACTCTAGGCAAAAAACGAGAGGTTGACCAATACGGGAAAACACATAGCCTATGGGTCAATGAGTTTAAACCTGAGGTTAAAGAGCAAGAGAAAGTAGAGCCAGACGATCTGCCTTTTTAATCTAAACTTAATATTGATTTACGGTAATTTATACGGTATATTACAGTAATACTTTTTATTGCTACTTATGAAGCCAAAGATTAGAAACCTTATTAAGGAAGTACAGAAACTTAAACTTCCAAAGGATAAAAAAGTGACAATCAAAAACTTTAATTATTCACATACTTCACTAGATGCTTTACATGCCCAGATTAAGCCTATATTGCTAAAACATGATGTAATAAGCAACTATGTTATGGATGGAACAATTATAAGCTTGTGCCTTGATGGTGAACCAGTTAGTAGTTTAGACATGGAACTAATGAAGGGAGGGACTATGAATCCTGCACAGCACACAGGTGCCTCAATAACTTATGCGCGCCGATACTTATTAGTAGCATATTTTGATCTTTTGGCAGATGACGATGTGGACGCACAAACGCCGGAAGAACTTAAGGAGCGAACACCTCAGAAAGCATATACCCTTCTTAAAGGGGAGAAGAATGGTAAGGCGTATGAAGGCTTGAGAAATAATAAGACTAATAAGGTGCATTGGAAAGGTCAACCAGGATATGACAAATTATATAGTGAGGTTAAGGAACAGTTATGAGAGAAATTAAATTTAGATTATGGGATATTGGGACAGAAAAAATGCTGTATCCAAGGGAAGATTACTTATATATAGATGAAAACGGCAACATCGCACAGAACTACGCCATATTTATGCAATACACAGGACTCAATGACAGGGATGGTACTGAGATTTATGAAGGGGATCTTTTTAGGTATAAAGCATTAGATGAGACAGAGGGCTTGTATGTAATCAAATTTGTACCATTATGGGGTGGTCAGTTTATGGCACATAAATTACCAGCCAAGACAGACGTATTAGATAACGATTTTGAAAGATACTGGGAGTCAAATATTGTAGGCAATATTTATGAGAATCCAGAATTATTAAATAAACCAACATGAATCTACCAGAAATAACGTTCACAAACTATAAAGAGCCGTTGCGAGAAGTCAAAGAAGGCTATGGATACCTGGGAACACTAGGTATTCGAACTGACGACGGAAAGCTTCAATGTCATATATGCGGTGAGTGTTTTGACAACTTAGCAGCGCACACATCAAGAACCCATGGGGTAAGTAAGCGCGAATATAAAAGGAAGTTTAAAATTGCAGGGTCTACTCGACTAGTTTCTGACAAAGTACGGTTAAAGCTAAGTAAAAATACACCTTTAAATGGTTTAAAAAAGATGCATAGTAGTAAGCTTGCCAAGGAAAAAGCCCGCAAGGCAACCGTACAAAATAATAAATCTCGAAAAGGCAAAAGGGAGTCTCTGGAAATTCGAAACAAAAAAGGTTCATGTCCCGACCAACTCATACAAAAAATCTTAGACTTAAAGAAAAAACTAGGTAAGACACCTAGTATTAAAGAATTTAAAAAAGAATATGGTAGCACGTTGGCATACAACATTTACCAAACATACGGAAGCTATCCAAACGCAATTCGATTTGCGGGGCTAAAGCAAGCCGTTAGACCTAAAGCAAAACCAAAGTATACAGAATCAGAACTACTTGCCTATATTAAGCAGTTCTACGAAGTGCATGGTAGGACACCCAGAGAGGTCGATTTTTCTACATATAAAATGCCTTCAAAGGAAACCTATAGAAGTCGCTTCGGGAGCATCAACAAAGCAAGGTTTTTAGCAGGTGCTCCAGTATTAGAAGGTATAGGTAGATATGCCAAAGAAGTATTTAAACAAAATGATTTCGATCTTATATGAACCCAGAAATACTACAACAAATGCAAAGTGATATCGAATTCGTTAAGAACCTTTCAGATATCAACACACCTGAAGAGATGCGATCTATGGTGAATAAAATGCTAGGCTACCTGGATCTTATAGACCAAACACGAGCAGAATATGAGTACAAAGCCACACAGCTCAAGGGGAAGAAAGAAGTGCTTAAAGGCTACATACAGAACCTTAAACAGCAAGCTACAGAGGCTAGCATATCTAGATCACAAGTTAATAAATAAATTATGTGGAGATACAAACTAGCAAAAAGAGAATATGAAGGTGAGTACCTATACGGGGTTGTTGAAGATCTCGGAGACTATGGTTATACCGACAGTATAATCGGGTGGTGGGATCGGCCAGACGACCCAAGAGAGGTACTTAAGATGATGCTATCTGACATAGCTAATACAGAAGATTTTCTCGAATGGAAAGGCGACTAACCTTAACCTAATTTTAATGTTGACATACGTAAGTTCTACCGGTACTATATAGGTAATACTTTTTACTATTATATTTATGACATACGACCAAGACCAGGATTATATGGCGACTGCTTCAGTTGCAGAGATCCAAGACATGTTACTTGCTAAGGCAGTATCACTTACGAAGAAGGCTTTAGATGAGGAACCAGAGTACCCACGATTTAGTGATGAAGAGCTTGAGAAAGCAGATACTGATTACGATAAATTTGTAGATATTAATTCATAGCCATGAGAAAGGATTTATCAATGAGTTATAAGGATACGAAGCGTGGGCAGTATGAGGGTCTCCTAGGTGTATTGTTTGAAGCTGTAGCAGGACTTTGTATATTTTTAATGATACTAGGAAGTTTATATCAGTTTATTTAATCTATATGACAACTAAAGAGCAACATATATTTCGAATGAAGGTGTACATTAAGGAATTAGAGACACGACTTAAGCTTACTGTTAGACCTAAGAAGCGAAGAGAGATTAAGGAGCTAATTCGATCGGTCAAAAAAAACTTAGAGAATTATATACAATATTCTTAAATAATTACTTTATATTTATTAATTATCATTTTATGGAAATCAACGGAGAGAGATACGTCAAAGAGTCCGAAGTGAATAATGAATCTCAAGGCAATGTATACGCACAAGAACATGAGGGGATGAAGTATGTGATTGTACGAGCCGATCGTGCAGGAGTTTTTGCAGGATATTTAAAAAAACAAGAAGGCGACACTGTACAACTAATACAATGTAGGCGTCTGTGGTACTGGGAAGGTGCAGCTTCAATCTCACAGATTGCTATTGATGGCGTGTCAAAACCGTCGGAGTGTAAGTTTCCTGCTGAAGTTAATGCGGAAATCCGAGGTGTTATAGAAATATTAGATGCAACTGAGAAAGCACGACTATCTATTAAAGACGTACCTATATGGCAAGCTTAATAACCCCAGATGGATCTGGATCTGGAGATGGATCTGGATATGGATATGGATTTGGATATGGATATGGATTTGGAGATGGATCTGGATATGGATATGGATCTGGATATGGATATGGATTTGGAGATGGATCTGGATTTGGATATGGATCTGGATATGGATCTGGAGATGGATATGGATATGGATATGGATCTGGAGATGAGGCTAACCAGTATGACTTTATTATTAAACATATATGACTAGCTATATAGACAATTCAGAGTATTCGACAGACAGGCAACATGACACGAGTGGTATGACTCAGGTGCAAATAGAAGCTGAGATAGATGCGACTTTTTTGCAGATGAAAAACTTTGAAGTAGAGAAGATGGCTTTGAGGGGTGAGATTAGCCCTCAGGAAAAGACAACTATGTTGCAACTTATAAAGGCTCAGGTATTTAGAGATGGTAGATTCGAAGGATAATATTTTAACTTTTAGCGCGGAGATATGGGTATACAGAAATTTGCAGAAATAGTTAACGGTGCTGAAATATTACAAACGTTATATCTAGATGAGTTCATTTATGACTTTGATGAAGCTGGTATACCGACTTCACAAGAGAACGAGGAGTGGGAATTCGTCAAAATCGAGAAAGATTTAGATGTAGATACACATAAGTGTTATGAGATCAGTGCATCGGTATATGAGTTAAAAATAAACAGTGTATCACAAGGCTACTTTAAGATTTACGGAGTCACCAATGTGTTCAGAGGTTCAATGGATTGGGAAGATTGTGGTCATAAATATAGCGTTGTAGCTGTAGAACCCTTTGACCAGGTTGTCACAGTCAAAGCATATAGACCAATAACTTAACTTTTAGCGCGGAGAGATGGGTAACATTTTTGAATTGTTAGTAGTGCTAATAATAAGAATATATTATCTAGTCAATTTAATTTATGCATTCTTATATGGTGGACTATTAGTGATGATTCTGAATTTGTTTATACCATACGCAATACTTTACGATTTAATTATCGAGATCGGTAGGATAGGGCATTAATTTAACTTTTAGCGCGGAGAGATGGGATATGCTTATTACAAGTTTGATGATATAGAAAGAGGTTATTCCGTGGATGCTATCTGTGAGCATGAAGGCTGCGATGAAAAGATAGACAGAGGCCTGTCATATCTATGTTATGCGTGCACTGGATATTTTTGCGAAGAGCATAGAGCTATAGAGTATGATGATGGTGATGAAATCGAGTTTAATTGCTTTGCAGGCAGTAGTGGAATGTGTTGTGAGACATGTGCGGGGAAACACTAAAGTATTTTATTTTAACTTTTAGCACGGAGATATGAAGGCCTTAGAAGAAAGAATAACAGATGCACACAAGAAGAGTTTGTCAGAGGGGCACACCTGGAGATCTCTATTTATGTCAGAAAGTGACAGAAGGGCTCTTGGTAGGGAGTTAGAAAGTGAAGGTCTTATTATAACTAAGTTTAGAGGATTAAACATCCGAATAGCAGAGACAGATCATTTCTACTTTGGCACTACAGAATTAGATTAACTATTTATAATCGACTACTAGAAACATGAAGAAAAGAAATAGGGACAGTTTAGGTTACTTTGGAGAAATCTATACAATGTATAAGTTGGCAGAAATGGATATTAAGTGCTCGAACCTACCTACATTTCATGATTACGATCTTATGACTGCAAACGGTGTAAGAATCGAAGTTAAGACATCCTCCCTTGCAACACGTGAGTGCAAGATAAAACTTGCGAAGGGAGGGCACACAATAACAACCCATCAACTGTATACTTTTGCGAATCATAAATCTAATACAAGATTTGGGTTAGGGCAAAGGAAAAGAGAGTACAGTAGGCGTGTTCGTAGTTGTGATTTCTATGCACTAATTTGCTTAGATGAACCGGGTAAAACAGTTATGCATTCATATATAGTACCCAATAAAGAAATGCCTGGGGGTAAACTGATAGCAATACGACTTACAAGTCGAAGCAAATACAAAGTTTACGAGAATGATTGGGCAGCAATAAGCAAATTAGAAGAAGAATTAGCAAATTAATTTACTAGACTTTATCGACATTATACTCAGAAAATATGAAAGAATACAAACTTATAACAATGTCCAGATTAAAGAAATGCTTAGAATACATAGATTGGCAAATACTGCCCTACGGATGTAACACTTGGCGTATAGTAGACAATGAAGGTAACAAAACCAGCATGGTCTTAAATTATGATTACAATATAGACGAAGAGGATAATATTGTTAGGAAGATGGAGTTAGAGCTTTTCAAGAAAGCATTTACTGGAAAGGCATATTTCACAATCTCATCTATAGAGCTACGCGAGAAACCTAGGTTTGTAGTTTTGAAAAATGAAGCTGGATCTATAAGTCTATACAATCATCAGAAAGATAAAAACTAACTTAACCACCGTTATATTTACTATATGAAAGAAAGAACAAAATGGGAATACAAAACAGTATGGCTCAAATCCGGAGATGTATTTGAATCTAAAACTAAAAAAGAGGATATTGCGTACTGGGACGGGTTTTTTAATAAAATGGGGGAAGATGGTTGGGAGCTGATACAGATCACCAAAGGCCCTCAGGGCGCTTTCCATCATGATTATGCTTATTTTAAACGGCCAGGTGAGGAACTAACTTAACCACATTATATTTACTATTAAAAGACCTTGGATATGGAGATTAAAAAAGACGGTGACAGATATTTAGTATGCGCTTCAGATTTTAAAAACTTAGAAGAGAGTTATGACTATTTCTTTATCGACTCCGCAGAGTGCCTAGAGTTCTTTAAGAGGATCCAAGCGGTGTTAGATTTTAGACTTCAAAATTATGAGGGAGTTGATAGTGGGAACCTAGAACGAATTATAGAGGATCTGGATGTAACTTGGAGTTGTTAAGAACTAACTTAACCGCATTATATTTACTATATGAAAAAGACAGAAAAAGTGAAAGAAATAATTAGAAAATCTATAGAGGAATATTTTTTAATGTATAAATAATGTCTAGAGATATAGTGTTTGTATTTGCGATGCCAATAATCCTAATACTCATTGGAGTGGTTTTATATGTAGCATTCCCAAACACGCACACTATACCACCTGATGAACTATATACGTTTGCACAAGCTAAGATGGATGACCTACACACCACACATACATGGAGTCATGACAGCTCTAATATGACTTGGTATGAACGTGCTGCAAACTATAACACCAAAGGCTACCTAGGCGAAGTACTTTACATGGGAAGCTTATGCGATGTTCGAATTGCTTTTGAAATGTGGGAACAATCCCCCACGCACAAAGAAGTATTGGATCACTCATATCAGAAAGGCGTACTCCTCATAGAGAAACGTGACGACATATGCTATATCGTATTCAACGTGGAAGATTATTAATTATTATTATTACATTATGGGATGGACATATTTGGGTAGCGACCCTGCAGGCTACGAAGCAATGCAAAACGCAAATGACAACTTTATAGATGCATATGTAAACCAAGTAATAGGTTTGTATAGAACTGGGCAATACAACATAGATAACGTACGTGAGGCCCTCACAGGAGTAGACCTAGATGGTCTAGACGTTGAAACTTACATTGACTCCTTGACAACCGAGTCTTAATCTAATTTTAATATTGACACCGTAACTTTTTACGTATATATTCAAATATGAGCTATAAAAAATACACAGAACGAATTGAGTTTACTTTATCGGAAGGGTTAAAGAGCGCACTCAAAGAAGCATCTTTGCAACAGGGAGTGTCTGTTGCAGAATTCATTAGGACATTACTCTGGTTGGAACTTTCTAAAGAAGGCAGCAACGGAGATGTTTAAATAATACTTTTTATTACGCTAGGCATGACAAAAGCAGAATTCTTTGAGAAAACAGGCACCAAAGAGTCAGATATAATATTCTATGAAGGCGAAGACGCACTCAAAGCAGTTAGACAGGATGGGTATGCATTACAGTATGTACACAATCAGACTCCTGAGATCTGTCTCGAAGCAGTTAGACAGGATGGGTATGCATTAAAGTATGTACACAATCAGACTCCTGAGATCTGTCTCGAGGCGGTTAGACCGAATGGGTCTCTATTACAGTATGTACACAATCAGACTCCTGAGATCTGTCTCGAGGCGATTAGACAGAATGGGTATGCATTACAGTATGTAGACAATCAGACTCCTGAGATCTGTCTCGAGGCGGTTAGACAGAATGGGTCTCTATTAAAGTATGTACACAATCAGACTCCTGAGATCTGTCTCGAGGCGATTAGACAGGATGGGTATGCATTACAGTATGTAGACTTGAGTGTGTTTAAAGACACCAAGGACACCATTACCCTTGACGGTGTACTTTACAAACGAGTTAAATAATACTTTTTATTACAGTAGCCATGACAGAAGTCGAACAGTATCTCGTTAAAAACAAAGTCAATATTGTTAAAGAGATAGGTCCCTGTGCTGAAGATCCTAAAGTTCTAATAGCATGGATGAAGGAATATACCAGCATAAGAGGTAATGCAATTACTAAGGTTGTAACGAGGATGTCCAAACCTTTAGAAGGTTCAGAGTTCAATAGCCTAGAGCTTTTATTTAGTCCTGTACTTTCGTATACATATCCCATAATGGAGAATGTAGAATTCTTAAAGGAGCAAGGGGTGTTTAAAGACATCAAGGTTAAGATTATAGAATCGCCTGAAATGGAACAAGCACTACGGGAAGCTTATGAACCTAAGGAAGTCAATCTCTTAAGTATTGCGATGAATATTTTGTTTGGATTGATAGTTATTTCGTTTATTATGTTATTACTACTATAATGAGCTGGAGAAATAACTTACCTAATTTTGACTATAGGATGAAAAGTAAAAAGAAAAAAGTAACACAGGACGCATATCATGATTTAAATACAGAGAAGAATGCTCAATTAGTTGAACTAAATACAAGACTAATAAATGAGAATGCTAATAAGCGTAGAGAGTTAAATAAGAGACATGAGTTTATGAACTGGTGGCTAATTAAAAAAGTAGTGTATCCGTTCTTTAAGAAGTTTATCTACAAGGTCTAGAGGCGGAAGCCCTAGATCCCACGGTCTAGTAGTGGTAATTATATTGACTACTATCAGTATAACATAGCTGGATCGTAGGATTTGGGGTGCCGATCCAGAGTCCGGCATCGCAACACCCTACCTTTTGACGGGGGTTATGGGGTAGGGTTATTTATAAATACATGAACATATTTACAACAATTAAAAAGAAGATCCAGAGAAAGTCTAATAACACGTATCCAATTGAGCAACGTATCTTTGATGATGCCAAGCTTATGATCATCTATCGGAAAGGTTATAGGGATGGCTTACAAGATTCTTACAAACCTGGGAAACTAGAACGGTTCGACCTCGAAGCTTACCAATACGGGTATAATGAGGGAGTAAGAGATTTTTAATGTCTGATAAAATTACGGTTGTGATATCAGTAGATGACTTAGAAGATGAGCAGAGTCAAGTACTATTACACAATTTACTTCAATGGTTGTATTTTGCAGAACGATTGGCAAAGGTAGGAGATAATACTTTAGATGTTGATGTATATGAAACTAAAGATTCTAAAAGAACACCGGTCCAAAAACACGGAGCATTATGAACAAAAGCTTTTGTTTGGTTGGTTTAATCAAAGTGTATTCGTCCTAGAAGAGTTCAAGCTTCCATTTGCGATACCTAATCAATCCTACGGACGTACAAAAGCAGATATGCTGAGAGGGCGTAAATTAAAAGCTGAGGGACGCAAGGCAGGCATTCCAGATATCTTTGTTCCTGTGCCCAACGAAGAGTACAATGGGCTGTTTATTGAAATGAAGACTAAGTACAACAAACCTTCCTCAGATCAGATATATTGGCTGAATGAAGTTTTTAGACAAAGCTTTGATACCATAGTTGCATACAGTGCAATAGATGCATATAATCATGTGTGCGAGTATTTTTCTAAGATCGAAGGACTTAGCAAAGAGCAGAGATCTAACCTTCTAAATCTTCGTCGGATATAGCAGGCATAGGCTCAGTGTCTTGCAACGTATTACGATAATCCCAATACGCTTCCTGAACGAGTAAACTTACATACTGTGCAGAATCTATATTGTCACTTTTAGAAAGAAGTAATAGTGAGTTCCTATATAATAGATCCACATCTGACCTAGCCATAGACTCAGTACTTGGCCAGTAGCTGCCATCAATAAAACTCTCAATACCTCGTACATCATAACCAGTAAGCTCCTGCTCCAATCTGTCCCAATGCGATAATGTTTGTTGTTCTTTCATTGTTCTAATGAATTAAGTAAATTATTTATTCGTGTTCTATCAGACATACTATAGTCATAGAAGCGTTGGTATACCTCAGTCGCATCCTCTCCGTCTTCTATCTGAGAAGCCCTAGTAAGCTCTACAGCTGCCCTTGTAGTATTTAATACTATTTCACCCCACAAATCCCTATCCTTTGCCGCACCATTAAATGTACGTCCTGTTACACGTGCGAACTTGGCTTCTGCGATGCGGTGTATTTTCTCATGGGTAACTCTATCTAAAATGGTAATGTTCTTTTGTCGGGCGTCTCCTCCTGACCCAACAGGCCAATCGTGATGCAAGCTTTGCTTTCCCTTAGATATTCGATTACGAGTGACCTCATCAATATACCCCCTATCTTTGAGAATACGTTTCTTTTGTGAGCTTGATAAACGGTTGTTCATCTGTCTTCGTTTCCATAACATTGATTCCTGCTTCTCCTGAATTTGCCGTTCAAGATCGAACATTGCTTAATGATAACAGATAAAAAAAAGAGCCTTTTGGCTCTCAGATGATTTCGAATGCTTTGATTAATGCGATTGCTGCGGTGGTTAAGCTTCCCCCTCCCAAGGTAATTATCATGCGGCGTAAGTAAGTATTTTCTGAAACATCCACACGTAATTTCTCCAATAACTCCTCGTTGTCTTTTGAACGCCGTTGGGCGTCTGCGGCTATATCTAATGCTTCGCCTAGGCGCTTGCTGACTGCGTCACTAGATCTAATTACATCGTTAAACCTTTCTTTAAGGTAGCCAAAGCCTTCCGTTTGAGTTACTTCGATCTTTGTAAGCCTTTCGTAGATGTTCACTTTTTCTTCAGGTGTTATTGTTCCCATTATATTGTTACCAGTCTATGTTACCAAATTAGTGTTAGAGGCTTGTAAGAATTACAGAGTTTTTAAATCTGACTTATCCAGCTTACCATCCTCGTTTGTATCGTATCTTGTTACTAATAACTTTGTCCCTATACCAGATACAGCACTTAGCCCTGCTACTACTTCTACAGGTAAATTTAATCCTGACAGATAGATTGGTATCTGAGGAAGAACTATTCCAAGTAATACAAAGATATCATACTTCAGTATACTCCTAAGTGTATTACTTTTAAATGTTGAATCAACAAAATGTTTCCATTTGTTTAAGATCCCTTCAACATCAATTGATTCCTCCACAACTTTATATAGAACATTCACACCATTATTATTGATCGTAATGTTTATGTTGCGTACTGTTTCCACCTCAGCTTCTGCAACGGCTATTTCCTTACGTAGTTCGACGTTGTTCTTAGCTACTTCTTTCAAACCCTTAAGTAGTTTAGTATTCTTAGCCTGAGACTCTTCTAAGTCTGTTGCCATCTTCTTATACTCTTCTACTTTCTTAGTGTATTCTTCTTTAAGCTTCTCGGCAGCTTCTTTAATCTTATCATCGTCTATTGGTGGCTTCTCAGGTTCAGGATGTAAGATCTCATATACTCTATTACGAATTCTATCTATACTTAGACCTCCAGGACATGCTCTTGCTACAAATTCATTATGTTTCTTAATAAGACCAAGATTCTCTATATCCCAACCCATCCTTATATATATATCTGCGATTATCTGCGAAGAGCGTTCATAGAGTGCATCGGTTCGCACTGGATCTTCGTAATTACCATCATCCTGATGCTCAATCCCTATAGATTTTAAATTCACATCATATACACCTGCATGCCACGCTGTGAGTGACTCAGGTAGATACCGCCTTATAGTTCCGTCTTTGCTTACAGAATAATGTGCTGATACTTGAGCTGATGGGTTATTAAACCAATTATACAAGTCATCCCCAGGGGCACCGTATGTATGAATAACAACAAACTCAGGCACATAACCACCCCTACCATCTGTGTAGTTGTTTGAAATAAGTCTATCTACGACACCTAGCTCTGGGCTAGGATCCCATAGGCCTTTTTGTGTTATCTCGTCGTATGTCATTTAAATGAAGTTAAAAGTTGTATTAGATCTAGCTGTCTTGTTCCCTGATGAGCTGAATAGAGACCCCCCGACATCTATAAAGTATCTTAGAAATGTTCGACCATCTGCAATCTCACACATACCATTCACTGCCGCACCTGAATTCTCGTTCCTGGCCCATTCATAAAAAGGTGTTCCTGGCATATCTACTGTGAAGCCTGAAGGTAAATCAATCCTTGTTTCTCCTGCGTTGCTAGTCCCAGCAACCACTACCGTTAAAACCATTTGTCTCCCATTTATAGAAAAACTCCCTTCGACGGTCGTTGTAGAACTCCACCCACTGTTCCCTGGTGTGTACCTAACAAACCCTGGATGTGATCTCATTCCACTACTTTGTGAAACATAAAGGCCTGATAAACTCCCTACAGCAAGACTAGATGCTGTTCCTGCGCTCGTAGCCCACAATGCGGTTACCCTTGTATCTCCACTGACTAGGGTTGGTGTGGCACTAATAAAGCCATACTTGGTAGCAGCACTATCTGTAACCTCTATAGCCATCCCCTTTTTTAGAAAACTTGTCAAGTCTGTGTCTTTAATGTCTAGTTGCGTACTAGATACACGCTCAATTGATATATCTATCAAACCTCCTTGGTCTATCACCCTATTGTATAAACTTATTGCATCTATCATGTTTGATATTGTGATGGTGAATTAGTTTCGTATGCATAAAAATTGATTTGCTGCTGGTTCTGAGATATCTGTCTGTTCACGAACGCTTCGATATCTTCAGTAACAATATCTATGTAATTTATACTATATGTTATCTGAGTTATTATTTTTAGTCCAGCTACGTTTGCTGTCGATTCAGTATTTAGAAATCTACAAGTATCCCCCACCTGTACACTCTCAATATCAAACCCGCCAGCAATGTTACTGTCTACAATCCTAGCCTTGACACTACTTACAGCTTGGCCATAAATACTAAAGTATCTAGCAGCTTTGTCGTCAACACTATCCTCATCAGAAAAGCGTGCATCTCGAACACGTTCCCAACGGTCTTCTACAGGAGCTGAGGCTTCGTTATAGGCCTTAAAAAGCAGCCCTGGATCATCTTCAACCTGACCATTGTAAAATAAATAGTCTGATCTGGTTTGTCTGGTATTCTCACTTACGATCAACCGTGCAATATCTTTCCCTAATATAAAGAAATGATCCGCCGTACTACTTACTTGTTTAAAATTAAATACATTGTTAGCATCAACAAAAAAATAATAACCTTCGTCTGCCTTGGAAACTGCCTGCTTAATTCCCTCTAAATAGGTATTTGCATATAGGTTCAATACTCTAGATTTACCAGCGCTTTCAATACTACTCCCTGTATACGTTATCTTAGCCGTTGAGTTATTCGTTTGGTACTGATCTAGGATGTCCTTGATATGATCAGACAAATCTTGGCTGTCAAACTCTTTACGAACCACAGTGCCTTCGCGATACAAACCTAGCGCTAGCTCAACGGTATATCCTGAACAATTTACACTTACATTTTCTTCGCTATCAACCGTTGATAAAATATCATCGACTTCCCCAGAAAATATTCTAGTTCCTGTAGGGCTTTCACCATCAGCAATAAAGATCCGTAACTCATCTCCCGGAGTAATAAAGCTTGTATCATCAAACTTACGATTAAGCGTAACTGTAAGGTCACCTAACCCTGCATTTAACTGTGTAGTAAAGCTTGTGAAAGAGAAATCAAAAAACACACCCTTGTATGTCCCATCGCTTGCATATAGTTTTATAAATACTTGTTTGTCTGCCATTATGCTAAGAAAAGCTTTCTATAAGAACCACTAAAGTTAATATCCCACCCTGGTGAAGGTTGTAATGTGAGTTGGAATTTAAGATCTGACCCCGTTACACCTGTCCAATTTACAAACGTTTCATCTAATGTAGTTTCGTCTGATATATAAGCTAGGCCCCCTGAGTATGGATCAGTGTTGTCAGAATCATACACAACCCCATACTTGATACCCACAGTTCTCCCTGCTTGCAATACAAGGTAATACGTACTCCCTGATGTCACATTTACATTAACGCTTACAACATTAGACCCTGTTACTGCAGTATAGTTTCCTGATGCAAGGATTGAATTCGGTGAACCTCCTGAGTCATCCATAACAGACCATCCATAGAAATTAGGATTAGGGTTTACTCCGAAAGGAGGAAATGAATCAATAAAGAATTCTGCCGTAGTAATAGTATCACTCACAACGGGTACAAAGCTTTGCGCGACGTATGTCTTCCCGCTACCTGTCGGCACATTGTCTACCGTGCTATTTGCTGTTGGTAGTGATGCTGGCAAGTTGGAAGTAGTGGTCGTACTTACACTTAGGTTTACATAGTTTTTCCCAGGTTTAAATGTTGGTATCAGACCCTCCTTAAATTCTAAAGGGCCTCCTTGCAACGTACTACTTAGTTGTACCGATGTATTACCAGTACCTCCAAAAGCGATGGTTTGCCCATCAGCAACCCCTGACTGCTCGTATACAATAGATCTATTGTCACCTAAATTAGTAATAGTAATATCCTGCACATCACTAGAAGTTACAGCTGTAATATTAAACAGCGGTAATAATGTTGTAGATCCGTCTAGATCGAAATCAACGGTTACATCACTCACTGTGATACCCGTTTCACTAAACAAATCTTCTGAATGCGTTGATATTGCATAACCCTTACTGTTTTCAAATGCTTGTTCATAATTAATTGTGCCTGATACTGCGTTGTAATTAAAGTTATCCCTACGTAGATCGCCATCCCTAAATACAGGGAAGTTTCTTAATCTCTCCTCATCTACCCACCCTAGGAACCCTAGCAGGCATGTCTGATCTTGTGCATCAGATGAATAAGATATCTGTATTTGTATATACGCGATTTGAGATGGGTCTACCGTTCCTGTCTCACTAGTATCACTGTCCCACTTCAACGAGAAATGGTTCCAACCATTTTCAAAGTTTAACCCTTCATAATTAGCTGTAAATGTTTCAAAGTAATAGTTTGAAACATCTTCACCAACAATAAAGGATACATCTGTAATGTATTGGGTATCTGGTATGTGTAAACTCATTTCAAAGTTTCCAGTACTGTCCACAGATGATAAATCTATAGCATCATTAAGCTGTCCTGTTATCGTTGCATTATGACTTGGTGTCTGAGATACATCGATAGCAAACTCAATTGCACTATCACCAAACTGTAGTCGAGAGCCTGATGCGGTCACACTCAACGTGTCTCCACTTCCAGCCCACTCAGTTGCATCATCTAAACTATCTAATATAGTGTATTCAGGTATAAATCTAAGATACCGTTCTACCTTAGATGTCTTGTTTATCACTTGGTCAAATTCTTTAATAGCCTCTTGGAAGTTATCAAACTCACTAGCTACATTTGTGTTTATCGTACCTCGTATGCTTGCGGTTCGAGATTCCAATCGTGTGTTTACGACAACTGATCCATCTGAACGCGCCAATGGTATTGACTGCACCTGATTAGATGTACCTGTCCGAAACCCATTCGTTTGAACATTCCACCCTTTCTTCTGTAAATTATTGTTTCCGTAAAATACTAATGTATCCATATTATTGTAAAGCTAAACTAAGACCTCTTGAAGCATTGATGTTTTGCCGTGCTAGTACATCCTCTATTACTTGCACTATCCTCTGCGTATCTCCTCCATTTATATTTATTGTTACGTTCTGGGCACCTCCTCCACCTCCACCTTTTATCATATCAAACAGGTTTTGCTGTTGGCCTTTGTTTAAAATCATCTCACCACTATTAACCCTTGCCAACACATTATCTCCTTGTGTATTATTCCCCGGAACTACACCCCCAGTTGCAAACCTCATTAATCCTGGGTCTCCTTGCTTGAACGTGACCTGCTTAGAATCAAACACGAATTTCTTTGCATAAGCATCTCCAATCGCGTTTGAAAGCCCTGTAGCTGCTGCCGTTGCGAGATCAAACTCTTTTGCCGTCTCTCCTACAATATTTTTCACTTTGACCATTGCGGTCTCGCCCTCGACTCCTTCCTTTACGATAGTAGTCAATGCCTCCTGTGACGCTTCGTCAAGAGTTCTCCATTCGGTGCCGGAATTGTGCAGTAACGTATTTAATGACTGCATTTGCTCCTGAGACAGCCCCCATGCGTCTCTCATTGCAAAATTATCTATTTCCCTTTGCATTGCCTGAAATTTGATCTCGTTTGATCCAGCGTGTTCAGCTATCACAGACAGCCTCCCAGCAAGTTCAGGTGGTACTGCGTTAGGATCTATGCCCAAAGCTATTAAATCTTCTCTAATGAGCCTTAATTGGTTCCTGTCCAACGCTTCATTTGCATCTTCAATGATTCCTAAACCTTCCGCAAAGCTTACAAACAATTCCCCAACCGGCTTTTTTAAAGCCTCAAACGCCGCTACTCCTGCCACTGCCGTAGCTACCAATACTCCGAGGGGGGAAGTGAATGCTAGAATCGCCGTCTGTGCTACTCCAATAGCCCATGCTAACCCTGCCGCGCCTGCAAGTAGACCTGCCATTTTTATAAGGTTTTCTATAAAACTTCTATTTGCAGGATCAGTGACAAACTCTGCTATCTTGCCTAAAAACCTAGCTATTGCTGGGATTGCTTCTGTTAAGATATATTCCCCAAAATTAATCAAATTAGGGAGGATGTCATCTACAAATTTCTGAGCAAACTCTTTTAAAAAAGGCAAAACCTCGTTCTTTAATATCTCGCCCAGCTTAGACATAGCCTGATCTGCCAACTCTATTATCCTTTCTTTATTCTTTTCTAAAAACTCATTTACCCCTGCCAATATGTTTTTAAATCGATCAAAAAGCCCACCAGGTTTTATATTTCCTTCTTTATCTATTCCTGCTATTTCCATAGCCAGAACGGTAAAATTGTCTTTCAAATTTGAAATCATACCTCCAGCGGTCTTTGATTGATCTTCCATCAGATTAAAAAACTTCCCGCCATCACTTGTCATATTTATAAAAGCCTGGTTTATGTCCTCGAACTTAATACCTTCCGCTGCTAATCCTCGGACTTCGTTTTGTGCTACACCCATAATCTGTGCAAGCTCATTAAGTATTGGGATTCCTCTGTCAGTAAGCTGGTCAAGTTCCATCGTGAATATCTGGCCCGCATTTTTTGCACGCCCAAATATAGTAGCTACATCATCTACATTGGCTCCCACACCGGCAGATACATCCCCAATCATTTTTAACTTGTCAATAACTTCGTCCGCCGAAAAACCATAAGCTAGTAATCTTTTTGTTGATTTTTGCAATCCTACAAGTTCAAACGGTGTCTCAGCTGCAAAGTCAGCCAAGTCTGAAAGTAGCTTTCCCGCCTCATCAGCACTCCCTAACATAGTAGTTAACGCAACCTTAACCTGCTCCGCCCCTATGGCAGTATGAATACCAAAAGCTACAAACGATCCAGCAAGCCCACCTATTACAAAGGTAGCTTTTTTCGCTAGGTTTATGACAGCACCAAGGACGCCTGATGCCATACTACCAACCGTTCTAACCAAGTTACCCCCTACATTAGAAAGCTGTGAATTTAGCGTTCCAAGATCTTTTTTAAGATTTTTATTGATACCTCGAAAAACAGAAGTAGCCATATCCTTGGCTACAACGTTAATGCTTATTACGTTTTGATCCATGATCTTTATTGAAACTTACATGTATATTTAGAATGTGCTCTACAAGCCTAGCATCTAGATCCAGAAACGTGCCATAATCGATATGCCCAACTGCATTACAATACAAGTAGTACTTTACGTATTTGGTCTGACTATCGTTTAGCTTAGATTTCTTATTTGCAAAAAATAAATCGTATGCCTTTATTTCTCGCTTGGTTGTAAACCCATAAGAATGTTCAAGATTGCTTTTATGTCTTGAACTGCCAAGCTATCCAAATCTTCTACTACAGCATCCCTTTTCTTATCTGTTTCCTCGTCAATTACCTGACCCCCTCTAAACTTCTGAGCTATAAGATCTGTCATAAACTTCATAGTTTTTTCTGCATTTACTTCTTCCCCCTCATTCTCTGACATTTCTCCAGTTGTTTTAGAAAGTTCGACAACCTCATTAACTGTTAAAGGTTCCAGAAGTAAAAAACAACCTTGCCAGTCTGAACCAAATTTACCTAAATCGATACGCTCTTTCCTTTTTTTCATTTATGCCTGCTAATAAATAATACTAAAGTGGAAGGGGCTTTAACAGGCTGCTCCCCCTCCACCCTAGTATCACTAGGGTACTGCTTAGTAACTTGCAGTTGCGTTTGTTATTGTAAAGTTCATTGGTGCTCCTGATACTCCTGGTTTATCCAACACTGTGAATGTACCTGTTTCAGAAACAAGCTCATCTAAGTTGTCTCCTTCAGTATACTCTGAAATCTTTGCATAAGGGAAATTGAATCCTACACTTGGATTTGTATTTGCTACTGATCCTGATACAAACCTATCCAAACTAGTTACTTCCATATCTACTTCTTTAGGTGTGTTATCTGTGAATACATCATAGAATGTAGCTCTGTCTTCCTCGTTTCGTGTTACTGCCAATGTATACGCTTCGTCAGCTGTTAGTACATGAGTTCCTAGATCCTGTGAACCTAGATTGAACTTAGTATCATCTCCATTTGTCCCGAAAGACATTGTAAGTTCTGCAGATAGCGCACTTGCTGTTACTGTAGTGCTCCCGGTTGTAGCAAATTTAAAACTTGCCATTCGCCCTACAAACTCCTTAGGTGCTGTTACTGTATTGCTTACCGTTACCGCTTCTGGATATGCTCCATTAGCTGTAGTAGACACTCTGAAGAAATCCCCATCGTATGTGAATGTCATATCAGTAAATAACACATCCCTAACTACATAATCAGTTCTATCCCCATCTTCTAAGATTAGCGTGTACCATGTATTAGTTGTGTTTGAATATGCTCCTGTATGATCGTATACAGCTGATTCTCCCGACGCTGTTACACTTGTAATTGTATATCGTTGTTTTAGAATCAATGGTAGCTGGTCTTCATCTATCTTAAATTCTAGAGGAACTGATGCGAATCGGTTCCCGTTCTCTAATTCATTAAGTTGATAAGCGCTCCCTAATGCCGCATTATTTTCTACCTTTAGTATGGTAGATTCAATCTCCGGCATATTTGTTAAAGGTAATACAAACTGAGAAGTCGTTACAGCGGTACCAAATGTTGGCTGTGCTGCTATACCCATTGTTCGTAGTCTTCCTACTGCATTTGACATAGTTATTTAGTTAATAATTTATTAAATTCTTTGTTAGCCTCTCTAAGACTAGCAGCCTCAACTACCACCTTTACACCATTAATAAAACGTTGATAAGTTCGTAGTTTCTTTGGTTGGACTTTTTTTACTTTCTTTTCACTCATAATAATTTAGGATTAATATTTACAAATACCGTGAACCTGAATTGCATCTCTACTGCATACCCTCCGTTTGGTGACTCTCCTTCATTGAACAATACCTGATTTAATCTATTCTTAAATATATTAATCTGTGGACTCTGTGCTAATGCCCATTGCCTTAGGTTGCTTGGTTCTTTCTGTAAGTAATCTAGCAATCCATCTCTAATATTCATAAGTCTATAGTACATATTCTGAGTAACCGTATCGCTTGCGACACTGTTAGTTTCCTCAATTGCACTTAGAAAAAAGCCATAATTTCTGTCAGTTTCTTGGTTACCACGAATAAACTCGCTATCGTCATCAGGCAATAGAACAGCATCCCTAGCACCACGAATACTTTCACGGTATGAACTTTTAACATTATTAAATAACAACTCGCCACCTTCAAACTCCAACGCTGAAAAATCAGTGATTAGCTTGTCTAATATACTTGATCCAAATGCCATTATCTTTTTCTTAATAGTTGCTTAACTAATTGGTCTGCCTTTTTGTAAGCATCCCTTTGAACCTTCCTATTTTCCGCGACCCTCTTAGCTACTTTATTTGGCCTTATACCTCCTATCCCCCTTGCTACATCTCCTGCTCTTACTCGCCCACTTGTATATCCAAAATCAGGTTTCCCCCTCATCCTCCCAGTACCTGTATATAGTGCTAAAGGATAGTTAAATCCTTTGGCTCTTGCTGTAGGCTTTACAATGTATGTACTTCCATTACCAACTTTCTGAACCTGTATACTTCCTTTGTAGGTACCGATATGACCCGGTGCTTCTCTGGCATACGCGTCCTCTATAATAAAAGCACCCGCCTGCACCGCCTTAGGTAAGAACTTAGCAAAATAATCACTATCTTCTATCACCCTCGGTAGATCTCTCCTTATCTTGACCGATATCATCTTGCTACTACTCTAATTTTTAAATGGCTTTCTATGTCTCCCTGTCTATCTGTATAATCACTCAATGCCTTCACATTGTAAGACTTACCTCCAGTTGTCAATGTATCTCCTATAAGTATGTCCTCAGTATCATTACAATAAAAATCAAACTCTTTACCTATATCATTTGTAAAATACAATTGCTCCGGCTCTGTTTCTATTGCCAATGTTCCTAATACAGTACCAACGGCAGAAACCACATCACTACCAGTAGGAGATATACTGCTAACCCTACTAACAGTAACAGTCGTGTCATAAAAGGTTTCAATTACACTCATATAATTACTCTACAGTATTTTTGTAATGTACTTTCATTTGATGCTAGATATGTCTTCACCAAAGCTCCATCTGCTCCCCTAGTTAATAAACTGTCTTGCTCATTACCATAAGTAACACTAAAGTCCTTAAGCGATTTAGATTTAACATTACCTCCTCCTTGAGATGATGTACCATTGTTTTCATAGTAAGACTTCACCCCTTGGTATACAACACCTTTAAGAGCAGCTGGGGCGTTCGTAGAGGTATATCCTGCTACGTATGTACCTACTAACTTTCTCTCGTCATCTTGTTGATAGTTATATACAAACACCACACCTGTATCATTATCAACTTTATAATTATCTGTACTTACGGTGGTTGTGTTGTCATAGGTAAGTACTACGGTTCCATCAACTACAGGATACTCATCTAGGTATAACCGTGGATAATCTACCGCAATGTTATATGGCCTGTAAGTGCTTCTATCTTCCATGCTTTCTTTATAGTTTAAAACCTTACTGTGTGTGGTCAAACTAAGTACTCTGTCTGTGTATGTATCTACCTCATCAGTAACAATCTCAATATACGTTTCAATTAACGAATCACTTGCCGTAGTAGTAACTTGCAAATACTCCTTTGTTTCTTCTAGTGTGACGTATGCCATTATTTAGTTTTCTTAGTAACTATTCCTTTGGTTTTCTTAACTACTGTACCTGCCTTGCTTACCTTCTCTACATATCCTGGGGCGAATGATTTAACTTCATCTGCACTCAATTCGATAACATCTCCTGCTTTGTATCGGAGACCTTTATGAGAGAATCTATGGATTACTTTATACTTCATATGTGTTGGTTAACTAATTTCGGGGATCCGTAGATCCCCTAGTATTAATCAACTTACGCTGTTACTAGTTGTACCAATCCATTCTTTAGAATAGTTTGGAATCCGATTCTTTGTGTAACTACTAGCTCTCTACCTAGTTGGTAGTTTAGGTTTCGTCCACCAAGTGAAGTACCTGAAGTATTTATCTTCATAGTCATACCTCTCTTTCTAGCAATCTTTAAGTGAGCTCCAAGATTTCCATAAAGTACATATGGATCTGAAACTGTAGTTGCTGGTGTTGGTGCCTGGTTAGTCATTACAATAGGTCGACCTAGTATAGTCATCTCAACTGGATCGAAGATTGAAATATCATCTTTCCCTGCTGTAGATACTCTAATGTTAGATCTCAACGCTTGCAATGTAGCAGGATCCATGTAGAACTTACCATCCTTGTTAGCGTTTTGGAAATGATCAATTGCAATAGCTGTGAAGTATACGTTTTCTAGATCTTGTGGTGTAACCACTGTGTATCCAGAAGCTGTAGTTGCTTGTGCTACTGTTGTTGCTCCCATTCCTTTTTCAAAGATACCTGAAGCTGTAATTCCATTTGTTACTACTCCTGAAATTAGGTCAGCTTGTAGAATCTTAGCCATTTCTTCACCATACTGTCGTGAAAGATTAGACATGATGTCTGTCTCAGTATCTTCCATGAAGTCTTCAGTGATATCTGTAGCTCCTCCATAGTTTCGTACCGCAACCTGTGGTTCTGAGTATGTAGGTGTTGATGCTGTCATTGCATAGTCTTCTCCAACTCCACTGAACCCTGTTACTCGTGTAACTAGTTCATTAAGTGAAACTACTCGACCTGGTCTGTCAAATGATATTATATCAGCATCACCGATGATTTCTGAGTATGTATCAAATGTTGCTTCGATGTTTGTTTCGAATACTGTTGGTATTAAGAACCCTCCATTAGCATCTACTCCACCTGTGATTGTCTTAGATCGATTTGCGTGTACTCCATGAATTACTTCTGAGTTCCAAGCGTCTCGTCCTTGAGCAATGTGTTTGATGAATAAGTTTGCTGTTGCTTTAGCATCTAGTGCCTTAGCTTTAGTTTCTGATTCTTTTGAACCATGGAATCTAAATTCCTTTTTTGCTGCCATTGCAGCTTCAACTGATTTAGCTACACTTTCCTCAATTCGCTCTACAACATCACTAGTGATTTCAAGTTTAACCTCAGTGTCACTAGCTTTGTTTGCAGCGTCTATAGAAGCTTGCTCTTCAGCTGTTAGTGTTTTTTCGTCTGCCATATAAGCTAGATAAATAAATAAATAAAATTAACTAACGTATTTATCAATAGACTTATCTACAGCCTGTTTAATAGATTCGTTTATTGCATTAACTATTTGCTCCGATGTCGGAGTCTTTTGGGAAATTTGTGTAGTATCTTGAGAAGTTGTCTCTGATTCCTGAGGGGTTTCCTCTTTAGAATCCAAATACTTACTTAATACTACATTATAAATAGCATCTAAGTCAATTAGTAAATTGCCTTCTTTCTCATAACCTACTGTCTTACAGAATGTATCACTTAAGAATGTTTTAGTTACTTGTTTGAAAGGTGCCTTTATAGTCTTGTAGTGATTAAGCATCTTCTCAACTTTATTTACATCCTCTTCCTGCTCTTTTAGTGATTTACTTACATCAATCTTAGCTTCTGGATTAGCTGGTACTGATACTAGTGATACTTCGTACAACTCTGACTTATTTATAAATCGTGTAGCCGGATCATACTCTTTTACACCAAAGCCAATAGATACTCTGTCAACGAATCCACCTTTGACTAACATGGCTGCGATTTTCCCTTTAGGAGTAGGAGCGAATTTCAATTCACCCTCTAGTGTTGCTACGCCGTCCCTGTCCCTCTGTCGCATGTTTATTACACTACCTAGGACATTCTCAGTAACAGTATCGTTCATCCTATGTGAGTCTAGTAGTGGAACTTGTTTGTCTAAGATATCTATTCCGCTAATTAGTACTACTTCACCATCCCTATCTTCAATTTCTTTAGATAGTACAGCCCTGACAACCTCCCCTTCGACTAATAGCTTTACACTAGTAGCTATGCTAGGTTGCTCTCCAGAACCTTTCTGGTAAAGATCCCACCTTTCTTTCAGTGTTTTTGTTTCCATAAATATTTTTTAACTTATTACAATTAATTTGAGTCTTCTATTTGATTAATCCATTCATTCACCTGGGTTATTTCTTGATCAATCTGAGCTACGTATTCATTTCTTTTAGTTTCAAGTCTCATTTTCATTATTTGTAACTCCTCAAGTGTGTATTCAGTTTTTTGTTCTTCTGTGATCTCTATTTTGTTGTCTACAATAGTTACGTTCATGCTATATATACTGGTTTATTTAAAATACGGGCGTCTATTACTCCGTTGGTGTCATCGTTTGTATATGCTTCCAATGCAACTGCAATCGCATATTCTCCAGATGTCGCCTTCTTTGCAATTCCAGCTGTGGTAGAGGTACCTAGGTAGTCACCAATAGCGATGTCATCTGTACCATCTACTTTCATTATTGATACATCACCACCCTTGATTATATTCCGTTCATCTCCATTAGAAATATTCTCCGCTGCAATCCCTATCGCATCTATACTTCCAGCGGTTGTTGTTGTAGTTACGTTGTTTCCGTTATTATCCCAACTCATCACTACTATCATCCCTGCATCTATTTGAGCACCTGATACGTTTTCATATTGCATACAATGTTCTTCTTCATAAAACATTGGATCATTGTTACCACCACCCACATTTCTAATATTCCCGAATAAACTGGAAGACATTTTCACCTTGTCAAACAATCCAACAAAGCAATCGAACACGTTCACGTTACAGATGTTGTAGTAAGCAGCACTTGCATCTATACGTCCAACATAGGCACATGTCTGCCCACTAACTCCATTGACCAAACAGTTTTGCGCACCCGTATCAATCTCAAATGCCACACTGTTTGTTGAGTTCAATCCATTGAAAGACAGGTTATGCAAGCTGTTGTAACTTTCATCCAGCCTTACCCCTACAAATCCGGACTTAGAGCAACTATCCAAATGAATGTTATAGCATTGCCCATGCTGACCGCTCATATCGATAGCCAAAGGTGTGTCGTTGGTTCCATCAATAAATACATTCCCAACCATACATTCTCTCCCCGAAACTTGGATCAACCCTGTACTTCTTGTGTTGTTGTCTGCGTTAATATATACATTGTCAATCCTTGAGTTTGGTCCAAATAAAACAATCACGTTCGCATTACTCGTACTTGTCGGCGGTGATGATGTATTTGTATTGTGTCTAAAATTTTGCACTAAGGTCTCATCATCAAAAAAACCAAATGAAGTGCAATCTTCTGTAATTGTGTTTAATACGCTATTCCTAAAGCTCTTTTGAAGATACATACAAATACCTGCAGTGTTTGCCTTAAAATCTTCAAACTTTAAAGTATCAAAAGTACAATCATAGAAAGCTCCTGACCCTGTATCCTCTATAGCATAGTGTGTTGTTGTCGTTGAGTTTAATCCATCAAACTTCAAATTCCTCACCCCAGCGTAGTTAGTATTAGACGAATCTGCTACTAGTATTGACACTGAACCATTCTTTTTTAGCACTGTTGCTTCGATACCCATCCCTTTTAGAACTACGTTACTTTTTAAAACTATAGAAGTTGTATCTATATCATAATTACCATCAAGAAGTAATACTGTCCCACCACCCGCGGTGTTTACAGCATCTATTGCACTTTGTATTTCAACCTCATCATCTGTTCCATCACAAGTATAATCAGCACCTGTAGCATCTAGTGAATCACTAGCAGCTACTATTTTTGTAAAGGTTCGAGCACCTCCTCCACCTCCTGCTAATAAATCAGTAGTTGTGCTTCCATCATTGAAATTTAAATTAGTCCCATTGAACCACATATCACCAGATCCGGGTGTTGTTGGATCACTACCCGAAGGAAGGTTTAGCGTTGGATATGTTGTTGTCGGTGGAGCCAACTGCGTTTCCCCATTCTTCACATCTAACTGTACCTGTGGTGCGTTAGTACCTACACCAAAATTACCAAATCGAGAAACATATGAACTTCCAGCACCTACCAAGTTATGAGCTGTATCACCGGCCCCCCTTGCAATACTTAAAAGTCCTCCATTAGTTGAGTTTTCAAACATGGTGATCACATTACGAACATCTGTACTATCCCTCACCGTGAGTACATTACTATTTGCACTTGCTGGAACTAGGTCAATACTTCCCCGTGTGCCGTCTTCATCTATTTTCCCGTCCGTACTATTATCGTACGCATCTTGCAGTGTTGTTGAACCTCCTCCACCTCCAAGATCAGCAATATCTTGTGTAGTTGTCTTCTCAAGTGTGCCTCCGTTGTTGATTAAAACTTCTTCAGTACCTGCAAGCCCTGCATTAGTACCTTTCCCACTAATCGCTGTACTGTTTAGTGTGAGCGTTGTATCACCACTGGCATCACCTGAGTGCGTTGCATTAGTGACCTTTGCTGTATTAGCTGTTACACTGGGGTTATTACTTACCTCAGTGTCAAAGTCAGTTACGTCACTAGCTGATATAGTCTCGCCTCCTGTTAAGTTTCCACTAGCATCAGTCTTTACAAATCCAGCACTACCTTCCTGTGTAAGCTGAACCTTTTTAGTAGCTCCGACAACCTTTAGTACGTCATCTGTACCTATACCATCATTTACTTGTAAGGTTACATCGCCATCAATACCGTTTCTAATATCACCCGTACCATTTAGATTTATAGTACCAGTGTCTGCAATCACTACCGGACTGTTCTGAATAAGCTTCCCCGTAGTAGTATCAAACCTTGCTACTGCGTTATTTGTAGCACTCGCTGGTCCTACCACATCCCCTGTCCCACTTACAGTCCCAAACTCAACACCATCTTCAGTCGCTTTTACCTTTAGTACCTTACCCCCTTCACCTGAATATGATGAAGGTGTGTCTGTTAAACCTGTAAATGTCGAGCTACCAGACCCTTGAGAAACTATTGCACTTCCGCCTTTTTTCTGTACTTTTCTTACAGCCGCTTTAAAGTTTTTCAAACCCTTAATAGGATCTAATTTTTCAGACTCAGGAAGCTCTTCAAGCGCCCTAGCTAAAGTATCCGCTGTAGGGAATGCATCCTCTAGTTGTTTAAATATGTAGTTGTATACTTCTTCTTTTTGCTTATTCGTTATACCCCTCTCTATAGTTTTATTAACTACTTTAGGTTCAAGGGTGTCTAAATGAGATTTTAATTCCTGGAATAATTCATCCTTTTCCTTAAGTGTGTAATAGTCCTCACCTTTAACAGGTGTTTCCCCGTCTTTTGGTTTTGGGACCTCTTTAAGTACTGCCTCTATAAAGTTTTTCTTCTGATTTGCTGTTAAATCTGAATATTTAAACGGTTCACCCTTTTCGCCTTTTTCGCCAGGTTCACCCTTAACTATATCCATCTTGTCAACAATGGTGTCTATCATTTTGTAACGCTCTACCGTAGGCACTGCGTTTATCCGTTCTAAAGCATCTGTTACCTGACTCAGTGCTTTTAATATATATGCGTCTTTTTGATTCATACTTTTGCAACGATTCGACATCTACAATTAACTATATTAGCTGCACCTGCTCCTAAACTTCCATCGCCTGGGTACTTCATCTTCTGACCACCAACGACGAATGGAGTACCTACTGGAACTACTTGGCCATCTGCCATTGCATGAGCATCTCGTGTACTTCCATCACCTATAGCCATCCACTCTAAACCTTTAACAAATGGGTTATCAGCATATGTAGATTCCAATCCTAGATTTCTAGCATATGTAGATTCTGTACGTGCTATAGTCTCGGCTCGCTTTGCTGTAATTCCCTTCCTTTCATTAATCCCATAGATTGAAGTTAGTAATGTGTCTACTGACGCCCCCACTGGATCGCTCTTATCTATTACACCTTTAAGTGCTGTAAGCAACTCATTCATTACTTCTTTCGATATTTCACCCTTCCCTTGAAGCTGAGTGATTCGCTCTAACATTGCGTTGTACCTGTTCCCAGAACTAGCAACCACTCCACCCTCTTGTGTCAGCTCTATTGCGTCTACATATACATCAAACTCCTTTAGCTTCTTTACATTTGACGCACCATCAACATAGTTATTAAACAAGTCCGCTATATCTTGTTGCATTGCTCGCACATCGAGCTCATCTTCTATAGCCTGAGCTACAACCTTTTTAAGATCCTTTAATGTGGTTTCTGAAAGCTCTTTAGCAAATATGTCTATATGCTGATTTAATTGGTTTATTATTTCAGGAGTTAATGATTTGGTTTTAAAGTTAATAAAGTTAGGATCATCCTTATCTAGTAAGGACTTTCTAATCTCAACATTACCTTGATCATTAGCTTCTGCCATAATATCCGTATATACACCTTTAAGCGCGTTCTTTGTTATTTCCTCATATACTTCTGCTTTGGGTACGTTCTTAAGTTGCGGATTACCTTCCCCCATTGACTTGATAGTCGCTGAAGCTTGAGATATAAACATGCCTGATATCTCATTAAGCATTCGTAACTCTTCCTGCTCGATCTTTTCTCTTTGAGACATCTTAAACTTCTCCCGTTCTAGCTCTTTACTATCCTTAACCAATGTATCTGTGATTACTGATTTAAGTCCTGCTATTTCCTTTACTATCTTTACATCTTGAGTTGTAGGTTCAGGAGCTTCAAATACTGGAGCTGTAAGCTCTGCCCTTCGTACATCACCACCATCTATAGTTTCCATACCAGCAAGCTCTAATGCTTCATTTAGTGTGAACCCTGCCTCTGTATAGTTTTTAACGATAACTGATTGTTCTAGCTTGTCTTGGTCTACGGGGTTAGCATATATAAACTTAACCGCACTTGTTTGTCGTGTATCACCAAAATAAGTAGGTAGTAATTGCTCGTTCAAAGCAGCTACCATTTGATCTAATATTGGTTTTATTGTTTGTTGTTGGAATATTTTTAATGATTCTTTTGTGTTTGCATTCGTGGAACTTGGGAATACTAATGCCTCAGGCACTCCAAACAAGGCTAATATGTCCTGCCTCATCATCTTCATACCCTCGACAAAGTCTAGATCTTTTTGGCTTTTAGAAAGCTCGATAAGCTCTGGCTTTTGTTTAGTAGACAAAATACCCTGCCTTTTAGCATTCTTAGCACCCATGTACTTACTCTTCAACGCTGATTCAGCACGCTCTTTCTCTTCTTTACTTAATCCATCAAACCATAAGAAGAAGTCAGGCATGCCATCGCTATTAAGCTTGTTCATATTGAACTGAGAACCTATGTTGAATGTGTTAGTAATGTTCCTAAATGCTTTAAGTGGAGAGTATCCTTCAAACCAATTAGATGGATCCATCTCCCTAAAGTAGACAATATCCGCTGGCTCAAAATCAACATATTCTCCGTTACCGTCTTGATATCTATACTGCCTAGGCAATCCATATTCATCAGTGTTTATATCTACTTGGGTTGGATCTAATGGGAAGAAGTCCCATTTATTACCAGGATTCTGTGATTCCCTCTTTACCCAGAAGGCTGCACCTGTAAGCTTTTTATGCATGACCACAAGCTTGACCGCTTCCCACAAATTCATGTAGTTATTAAAGTGACTCAGGTCTTTTGATATATCATGATCTATTTGTACATTTTCATCTGCAACACTTACAAGCGTGATATCTTGTGAAGCTACCGTGTTAGATT